TGATGAATAGGCGTCGTCGAAGGGTAGAGCGCCTGTACCGCCTGTTTTCAGGGGTTTGAGAATGTCGTTAACAGGCAGTACAGAGTCTCTACCGCACGAATTACTGACGCTCATATTCATAATCACGAGTTATGTAAATTTCTAAATATAATGGTTTTACATGGTTCGATAATTTATGTAAGTCAAAATATATAATGAACCTTAATGGTCCAGAAACTTATGCGAATTTCTGTATATAATGATTCTACACGGTACGTCAACTTACTGAAAGCTACGCGCCTTTCTCGAAAACTGCCAGTACCTACAAAGGAACTATAATGATTCTACATGGACCTGGAAGTAAACTGATACGATAGCACAATACGGCAAATAATGCAAACCCTCTCAAAGCCGCACATTCCGTTTCTAAGCGATTTCTACCACAACAAGACCCATTGCACATAGAACGAAAATAAACAATACGGTATAAAGGTTACGGTTGGGTGTATCCCCATACCATACAATAGCGCAAGTAATGTAAAGGTAACGGTTTAGCGTAACAAGCGATTTTTGAGACTTTCGTATCGCTTTGTTGACGCTTGCATTATCGCATAAACTATTGGCTCTCTTATCCCTTCAAAACGACAATTCATACATCTGTATGTGTTTGCATACTTACCATATTCTACGTATAGCAAGCTGTCGCATTTCGGACATTCATCACATGACTGTTCTAATTCGGAATAATCAACATCGTATTCAATGAAATCCTGAAATGCCGTTAGGCCAAAGGCTACCCAAGTGGCAATAAACCACATACCCATTAGTAATTCCGCAATACTTGCATTACCACTTGCCGCGGTTTCTGTCGCGTGTAGTAATTCACCTATCATAGTAACCCCGCCCAATTGTTCGCAACGTATTGTTGCAATTGTTGTTCCGCAATCGTTACCAAGGAATCCGTAATGCCTAACTGAAATTGCACATCTATAACGATTGCAACACCTATAATTACAATAGGCTTTACCAAGTCGGTAATTAGGCTAATAACCGGACCTAACAGTAACCAAACAAACATCATGCTTTTGCCTCTTGTGCCTTTTCTTCATACTCCCTAACGATTTGACTAACACGTTGCGCGGTAATGTCGTAATGTTCGCCTATCATTTCGCCTGTAATTTCTCCCTTTTCGTTCGGTTCGATTTTTGGATGTTCGTTTTCAACTACCGCTTTCAAGATACGCATATCACGTTTCTCTTTGCTAATTTCCTGTTCTTCTTTTGCCTCTATTACATCCATTTCTTCATCTAATGGAACATCCGACCAATCCCATGAAGTGATTTCATTCGTATCGTAACCATTCCAGTTAGTTTGTGGAATACCTGAAATTGTTTCTTTGTGTCCTTCACCGTTACCTTGCTCATTTACAGCATGGTAGTATTCGGCCGTTTTGAGTGAAGATTTACTAACGCAATCGTTTGTAATCCTACGAATGTCTGGATGAACGTCTTTACCCGTATGTCCGATAATGATAAGATTACCACCGACTTTTCGGATTTTCTTAACCAAAGTACCTAACTTCTTTTGGGTTTCGTATGCATCATCCGAATAACCGGATGCATGACTACTTGCCTCATCGAAGATAAATAATTTATCTTGAACATCGATTTCTAATTCGGCAATTTGGTCTATGCTTTTGACCTTTGCACCATCCGCAAGCCATTGCAACAAGTCGCCGTATTGCGGTATGTACGTAACGTGTTCTCTTTCTTCCGCAAGCGACTTGATGTTAGTTGCAACATCTGTATTATGTTCGATATGGGAAATTTCTGCTTGAAGAATGGCAAAGTCGGTTTTGCCATTGCCCATATGACCAAACAAATACTGAATATATGCATCTTTACCCAACTTATTCCGCAAATCAATCAAGGTATGAATCCCTGAAATGTCATTAGTGTACGATTGCTTGCCACTAATGAATTTCATTTGCGAAATATTCCCTTGTTGAACGGCATTAGTTGCCGTTCTTGTCGCGCTTTTCTTTTTCATTATCTTGCCCATTTCCGTGTTTTTGAAGAAATGGGGCATTTCGGAATGTTTACCTTCATATGCAGATTCCATAAAAGACATGAAATCATGCACGTTTGCATCATCTACTAATCCCGCGTGTGGATAGACTTCACTATTTTGGTCTTTTAGGTTATTTTCGATGTAACTACGCAATTCCGCGCTTGTGCTAAATTCTTCACTACTTTGTTCTTGTCTATCTCTGTTCATTGTTGATTTGTTTGATTATGGTCTAATTGTGGTCTATCGTTTGGTCTTACATCACATTATCAATCGAATCATCTCCCCAAGACTGCATTAGTGCAAATACAAACACTATTCCAGCCAGTAGTTCCGCACTTGGGAAGTTGATTATGTCTAAGATGTAGTACGTACTTGCCGCACTTACCAGTGAACCAACGGAAGGAACAAGTACCGCCATTAGTTCATCAATAGGGTTAGCCATTAGTTTAGGATTTGTTCGATTTCTTCATCCGAATGTCCGTTTGCCTTTTCTTCGATATCTTCTTTATCGATTGTGTCCATGATGTTATCAGGATTGTATTCTTCAATCAATTGGTCTAATTCGTCGCGCATTTCTTCACCATTGTAAACTCCTACACCTTCGAATGTACGTGCCATTTTGTTACCAACACTACTTTCAAGTTCGCGCATAATGTGCGGCCACATTACTTCATACGCAAACCCAAGTTGCGCGTATGGCTTCATTGTTTTCTTCATTCCGTGGATATTTCCAATATTTCGTTTTAGTTCCAAACCCGATTTTTCGCCTACCCAAGTGCCTTTACCGATTAGGTACTGTTCACCTTCATATTCTACTTGTTCGAACTTTTCGAATTCGTATCCTATACCTTTCTTTGTGCTAATGTCGTTCTTATCACCTTCATAAACTTCTATATCTGGTATTCTTTCCTCTGGCACATAGTAAAGTGCAACATCGTTTGGTTTTTCTGCATCGATTTCAAAGATAGGCTTTCGCGTATCTTTAACGAACTTATCAACTACATATTTAGCTGGAATGTAACCAACAACGATACCCAATGTAACACCAAGACCTACAACAATGGCACTTTCTGGAATGGTCGGAATTTCCAAATCCAACACAAACCATGCAGGAATTAGTAATGCGACTAATCCGGCGATTTTGGTCTTATGTTCACTTAGAACATATCTGGTCTTTCTTTTTGCATTTGGCTTATCATCTTCCCATGTTCCTTTAACATCTTGAATATCCGACCGCAAATTTTGCATTTCCGTTCGAATATCTTGCATTTGACTTTCCGCGGCTTTCTTACCGTTTTCTGTCTTTTGGTCTATTTTGTCCTTCATAGTTCTCTTTCAATGTCGGAAGTGTAATCTAATTCCTTCTTGTACGCAATGGTCAATACAAGACCAATACCAGTAAGTAGGCTAATTACACCCATACCCATCAATGTCTCCGCGGAATAATCGGATGTAAAGTATGTACTACTGGTTTGTTCCGATATACCTACTGCACCGCCACTTGCGCCAATCACAATACCTCTTACACCGCGCCTAACGGTAGGTGTAAAGGTAACTTTGTTCATACCCTTATCTAATTGCAATCGCTTTTGAGGTATCTTTTGCGCACCAGTACCGCTTACGAACATATCACTGATTACTACACGTTGTGAGTAATCCGCTTTTAGCCACACAGTAACCGTATCGCCGTTAAATTCGTAATCTTTCAATACAACGGTTTCCGTTATCTTGGTTACGCTTGTATCCGCTTGTGTTTGTTCTGTCGCGTTTTCTGTTGTCGTTTCGTTAGTCTGTTGTGCCATTACCATACCTGACATAGTTACCCCCGTAACAACAAGCATGGTAATAACCACAACCGACTTAATTAATTTTTTGTTCATATGTTCTAATTCTCTTTAGTTACCTCTACCCGATTGAACAACGTACAATCCGGCAAGTGCGGTAACGATGATACCCCAAAGAGGAATACCAAAGTATTTATCTTCAAGCCATTCGGGAATTGACGCACCCGAATTACTTGAACTACTTCCACCAGTTTTCGGTTCTGTCTTTTCTACATCTTCGCGGAGATTACGCAATTGTTCTTGAAGGTTCTTGTATTCGTTAATGTTAGCGGAATCGTAACTATACGATTCCATACCAACGGAATCAAGACTTTCACCGTCTTTTGACGTAATCTCTTTTACGGTGAATTCACCGCTTAGTTCTAACTGTTGCCCTTCGGATGTAATTAGGATTTGTACGCCTTCAATGTTCGACGTGTTATACGTATTTCCTGCTTCGAACGTTCCATTTGGCGGTGTTCCTTGCGACGTTAGCATCCCTTCATATTCAGTACCCGAATATTGAACAATGAAACTACCAGTTTTGTTCATATCAGGTACGTTTTGACCCATAAGGGCAAGTGAACCTATCGCATACGTGTAGTAACCCGTTTCATCGTAGCTTGTTGCGAAATCACGGCCTAACGTACTTGGGTCCACTAAGTCGGTGCTATCGATAGTACCTTGCTGATATTCAGTGTAGGTATTATCAACGAACAAGTCAATGTTGTCTTGAACTTGCGTGTTTTGACTCTTGATTTCGTTAAATCGATTTATCGACTTATCCCATTCAAGCACTCTAATAGAATCATAGTTGCTATTAGGTGCGCGGATTTTTCCACTTTCAAGGATAATTGACGACCTACCACTACCAGCAGATGATTCCAGATTTTGCGACGTGTGCGCACTAATCGTTCTTGTGAAATCATCTCCTTCATCGTAACCCGCTTCAACTTCTACACGAACCGATTGATACGTGTAAGTTGTTCCATTTGCGAGTGTTGCGGTTTGTGTGCTTAGTCCGTGGTAGTTGATAGTTCCGCCATCTTCATACGGGTGGCTTTGTGCAAAGCCAACGAATGTATCCAATCTATCATCATCTGGACCAGTAACACCCGTTTCGTTGTTTGCCGTTCTTGCGGCATAATCGTAAGCAAGGGCTTGTGCTTCCCATTGCTTCAATAGTTGAACTTGCTTTTTTGAATAATAATCTGAAGCTTTAAGCTTTGCTTGCGAACGTGCAACCGTTTCGGAACTACCATTTTCAAGTTCACGGATGTACGCATTTTTACCAATACTCTGTGCAATTGTACGAGTATCGTTTGCGTAGTTATCTATCGTTTGTCCAAACACACGGCTTTGTGCGTTTGTTTCAAGTGAATTCTGATAGATATCCGTTTTAACTTGTTGCGCGTCTTTGTTCTGCATATCTTCAATCACGTAATCAACGTGATTTTGCGTACACTTATCGTAATTAACGTAAGTGAACGTAGCCGCGGCGACTAACGCATCAGTAGTATCGCAATCATGTGTTGCGGATGCAGTACCAACAGGTGAAATACCTGCATTTGTCATTATAGGCGCACCGATTGCTGTACCCACAATCAACATTACGCCTATGATTGAACCAATTTTACTTTTCATGTTCTTGTCTTTTGTATTGCTATTTTCTTTTTCGAATCAAAGAATTGTGTTTGTACTATTTTACGCTTCAGTTTGGTAGATGTATCCCACAAGAAGGGCAACAACACCGATAGCCCAAAATGGAATACCAAACACGTTTGCACCAAGTGCGTTACCAACACTTTCACCAAATTGCCCACCACCGATACCAAGGACACTTTCTTCAACGGTGATATCTCCACCTACACGCACATTGTCGGAATAGTTACCGACAAATGCACTACCTTCGGTTGTGTTGGTTGCGTCAATAGTAACATTACCCGAAGCGGGCGCGTTATTGACAAAACCAACATTATCGGAAGTTACGTTGATGCTTGTGTTGTACGTTCCGGGTGCGATGGAAATTGTACTGTTCGCGGTAGTGTTATCCATTGCATCCGAGATAGTACCGTAGGTATCTGCATTACCCGTATTGGCACTATCGACAGTAACGACATTTTCAGTTACGGCAACGTTAGTTCCAAGACTAAGAGAACTATCGTTTGAACCGTAAAATGCATCACCGTACTTTTCTCCGCTTGCGTCAATTGTGACAGTACCGCTTGAAACCGAACTATCTCGTTGAATAGTTAGGTTAGCGGTATTCACTTCTATACTTGCATTATACGTTCCGGGTGCAAGTTCGATAGTGTCACCGTCGCTTGCGTTTGCAACTGCATCATCTACCGTACTGTACGTAACTGCATCATTTGTTTCGCTTGTTCCAACGTATAACGTTCCGGCCGCGGCCGCGGGCATTGCCATGCTACTAATAACCGTTAGTGCAAGCATTACCCCGACAAATGCTTTTTTGATGTTCATTGTGTTAGTTGTGGTAATTGTCTTTTTCCGCAAGTAGTGCATAGGTTGCTATGAAACCGGCAATAGCCATAACCCATGTAACGTTGCTTTCGATAGCTCTTTGCATTGTCCAGTTAGCGAAATACATATGTGCGAAACCGTGAATCGCACCACTTGATACTCCGCTAATTGCACCTACTTTTAGATTGTAATTCATACGCGAATCTGTCCATTGTTCATAATGACATAAAACGCAAATGCCATTCCAAGGGTTAGGACAATTCCTGTTGCCGGATTGTTGTTCACTACAAACTGTTCAACTTCCGGTATGAATGTGTACGCGACATACGTACCAATACCGAAAGCCATCGAGCCGATTTCGGTACGTGTGAATGTGCCAAGGCTTCTTTCTGACACAAGGTACGCACTTGCAAGAGTTAGCACAAACACCCAAATACTAATTTGGGTGATGTTTGCACTAAGCACTTGAATTTCAAGAATGTTGTACTGTACCGCGGCCGTAACTCCAAGAACTACACCAAGGAGTAATTCAAGTACAACATAGGTAAGATTCATGTTCGTTGCAAGTGCGTAGAATCCTACCATAGTAACAGCAAACAACATAATCCCAAGTGCGGGATTATATTGTGTTAGTGTGCTTTCGAATTCCGGTACGCTTTGAACAGCAATTGCAACAAGTACCGGAACAAGCAATGCCGCACCTTCATAATTTTTTAACTGTCCTACTTCCCTATCCGATATGAGGTAAATACCAACAAAGCCAACAACGAAAATCCAACCGGATATCGGATTAATGGCATTGTTAAGTACCTCAATATCGGCAATACGGAATGTTACTAATGATGTGACTAACACCATTAGCCCCATTAGTAACATTACCGGCGATTTATCGCGGATTGCCATTTATTTGTTTATTGTCCGAAGATGTTTTGAAAACAATACAACATTCTTTACTCCATTTTTTACAAATTGCTACATATGCCCTTACATACAACCTATATCCATATAAAGTGGGTTAGTGCCTGACAATTGAGTGGCAAGTAAGTGAAAACCGCAAGACGGCGAAGGGGTAGCAAAACGGTAAGTTTATATATGGTGCTATCGTTAGTAGTAGTAAGCAAGGCATCTTAGGGTGAAGGTGACACACATCCCTACATATGCCCCATAAATCAGCCAAACGTCGAAAGACACACTAATAGCCCTTACCCGCAATGGTGGTTCATTGCGGGCAACGACCATTCCATCACTACGGTATTCCAGTACGTGTGTGCGTGTGTAGTCTATCATGGTTTGTAACGAACCTGAAAACTATCATAGTTTTTAACGCATCGACAATTCACATTTACTGGTTAAGGGATAATGCCCTATCGGAAATTCAAATCTCAAAACAAAATAAGTGTCTATCACTAAGAATGATAGAATACAAGCTAACGTATTACTGAAAATGTAAGTAAGCTATTCAAAGCAATAGTGAACCGAAGTTATTAAGTAATACCAAATGCAAATAGGTAATGTTGAAAGCCTGAAAACCACACACGCACAATAGGGAAAAACAAAGTGTGTAATTGTGCCTAAACAATTCCCTAACTGAAAACCTAACAATGTCCGAAGAAACCGAAGAAAGCGCAAGCATCGATATCAACGAACTTAGCGAAGAACAGATTGAAGCCCTTACCGCTAACCCGGAAGTGCAGAAAATGCTACGATACGAGGAAACCGCCATTCCCCAAGTCGCTTCAATGGTGGAAAATCTCGTTAACGCGGATGAAGGAACCGAAGAATCCGAGGCATACGACCTACTGGTTTCGGGAATTGCGGAACGTTCCGGCCGCGTTACGGAAAGTACGGTTCGCAAGGTTCTTTCGAACCTTCCCGAAGAATTCAATTCCGTGAAGTAACGAACGGCAACACACGCGCGTAATGTAGTTCTTTTTTGCGGCAACGTGAAGGTAGCTTAGGAGTGAATACGAGGCGGGTAGTTGCCCGATTAGTTCCATGTTTGTGTCTTTTCGCCATTCCCAAACCCCTACCCGGAACTACCCTAATGTAGTATTCAGCAAGGTTCGATTCCTTGCCTACCTATTGCGGTGAAGTGCGAACAATGTGAAGGTGACACTATGCATTGTAAAAACCCCGAATGTGAGAACTACACAACTACGGCCGCGGTGTACTGTTGCGACGGTTGCATGATTGAACACACGGAAAAACAACACCGAAAGGTTTGGTAAACAATGGAATACGATAGCTTTGAAACCGAAAGTGGTAGAGAACAGATTACAATAGAACTTAACGAAAGTGAGAAAATGAAATTAGCGACAGATGGATTTGTAGCACACGAAACGGATGATAACGGAATTGTCCGTATTCAGTTAGAATCATACGAACAACCGGAAGTTGAAAGCCAAACAGTTTAGAACAATGTACGACCAATTAGAATGTGGTAAATGTGGCTTTTCACCCAACAAGCAAAGTAAATCAGAACCATTCGAAAGTGAACATTGGCAAACCAGTAGAGAAATGGAATATAGACCTTCGATAGATGAATTCGTTTCATGGGATGAAGTGCGGTGTCCGATTTGTAATACTCTTGTTTATCGAAACGATTAGTTAACTTTCTGGAACGTTAAGAATCATTAAAGATTATGCAATCCCAAAAGTGTGAATGTGACAAATGCGGTGTAGTTACCCGTAAAGGTGAAATGAAAACGATGCAGAAAACAGGTAATATACTATGTCCGACTTGCCATTAGAAAAATTACTTGAATCAAAAACCGTTCTTGTTGACGGTGAACTATATAAACTAATTGGAGATTATTCGGATGTGCAAACAAAGTTTGATTATGAGTTTCAACACATAGAAAACAACAATGACACATTCATGGTATCGCACAATGACTTAGTAACAAAATTTAACAATGGCTGGAAAGTGGTAGAATTATGAACGGAAACCTGCGGAGAACTATCGAAATGGCAGAAAAAACAAACAAGACTACGGTAAAATGCCCGCGTGAAGAATGTGGGTACGTGTGGAATTACAGCGGAAACATGGCAATGGCAAGTTGCCCTTCTTGCACGTACAAGTGCAATGTAGAAGATTGCAAGGTAAAAAACATAGGAGACAAAGATGGGTGTTAGCCTAATCGACGTTGATAAGTGTCCGGTTTGCAAATGTGGCCGTATCAACTTCGAAACCGATACGTGTAGTAATGAAGATTGCGACGTAAACGACAAATGACGCAAGTAAAAACCAGATACGTGAAAGACGGAAAAGGTACTGCATACACAATCATGGCAACTTACCATTTGAGTGAAGAATTAGAGAAAGTCGGATTCACAAGCGGAGTAACACTTTACAGTGTTTTCACATCAGGTACGTGTGTGAGTCATTACGATGAATATGAAGTTGAACGAAACTTACCCGGAAATGCAAAGTGGGTAATTGATGAACTACACCAATTAGAAAGCGAGATATAGATATCACTAACAAGTTCAAAGAAACCCCAAAAGGGTGAAGGTGACAATTATCAATTAGGGTGCAAGCGACTTAAAAGCACCGAACGTTTGTAACATTAGGCATTGATTAATAGAGGTATTTCTATCATACTATGGCAAAAACAACAGATACGTTCAAAACGGCCGGTGGACAAGACTTAGAAAAAATCGAATATACGGACCAATATGGAAATACACAAGAAAGATGGAGAACATCAAGTAGCAACGAATTCCGTACACAAGAGCAAGTTGAACAAATCAAGGAAAACACGAGGCAACGTAATGAGGCAAGAAAACAGGCAATAGAACAAACATTCCCCGAATACAATAACGTCGAAGGATTAGACCCAAACGTTAGGCGTAGTGGAGAAAATCGGGAAAATGTTGTAAAGTCGTTCATGGATAATGCAGATGTAAGAACATCTGTTGCGAACAATCCATTATTAGAAGGTAGTGAAGAATACGATAAAGCATTAGAAGCGCGTGCAAGGGAGATACTAAACGAATTCGAAAGCGCGGATTCACAAGCGGAGAAAGAGCAAATCAAGCGACGGTACAACTTGCGTAGTAGCTAATAATGAGAGGGATACGGGAATGGCAAAATCTGATAGAAACTTAGATGAAGTTAACTTATATCCTGCATATCAAGACCAATATAGCGCAACGTTTGTAGATGGTAAACTGATTAATGCATTTGATACGGAAACATCAAGCGGTACTGTATTTATGCTTACATCCGCGTATGGCGATAAGACACAAGCATACTACAACAGAGATGTTTCCGAATTAGATGCAGAAACTATCATGGATGCATTGACGGATTACAAGACAAGAAGTAACATCAATATATGGTACAATCTTGATTTCGATGCAAACGCCATTCTATCCGGCATACTGTCACAAAAAGAAATGTCGGAATTAGTCGTAACGAATGAAACAACTACAACCGTTGCAGGTATCGAATACGAAATATTTTACATCAAAGGTAAGATGTTACGCATTGTTGATGAAAATGGTAATATCTCACCGCATTACGATATTGCCCAATTCTTCTATACTTCATTAGATAACGCGGCCGAAGAATGGTTAGGTGAAAACAAGAAAGAAGGTATTGATACATCCAAGTTCGATGATAAAGAATACATCAAAGATAACTTTGATGAAATCTTGAAATACGCAAAGAAAGATGCAAGTCTTACGCAAGACCTTGCCATTGAACTAACGAATGAAGCGGAAAATTTAGATATTCCTATGGGTAGGCCAATAAGTACGGGATATCTTAGTGCGGAATACCTACGTGCAAATACCGAAGAAAAGCCTTCCCTTGGTAATGAGGCAATGCAAAATCTGTTTTGGGAAAGTTACTATGGCGGAAGGTTTGAAGTGTTCCAAAGGGGTAATGTCGGTGAAGTTGTTGCACCGGATATCAATTCAGCATATCCGGCAATCATGAAGGACTTACCGGACCCAACTACGCTTAATTGGAATCACTACTTGAATGAAGTAAGCGATAAAGAGCCTTTCTCACATTCTATCAATAAGTTCGGTTATGAGGAAATAGAAAATGGGCATTACGGTGTTGTGAAAGCAAGAGTAACGACAGATTCCAGTAGAATGATACAACCGTTTGCGTGTAAGATTGACGGGAAAGTGAAATTCCCGGCAATGACAAATAAGGTTGTTACCGTTATCAAGCCCATTTTCGAATTCGCCGTAAACAACGGATTAGTTACGGATTTCGAATTAATTGAAGCGTGGATAGGAAACATTACAGATAGGACAAGTAAGCCCTTCGAATTTATAGGGGATATGTATGCAGAACGTAAAGTATTCGAACAGCTAAAGAACAAACCGAAGAAAGGGCAATTGCTGAAAATTGTTCTCAATTCATCGTATGGCAAAACGTGCCAGACAACAGAAAAGAGACATAAGCATGACTTAGACAAAGACGGCAAAAAGATAATGCAAGCACATGAAACGCAATACCCGCGTTTCTATCTCTCCAAAAAGCAACGTGAAGCCCTTGGAGATGATGAAATCATCATTACGGAATTAGAAGCGGGCAAGCGATTCAATCCGTTCTTTGCGTCTTACATTACCGGATTGACGCGCTTAGAACTACATAAGCAAGTTGTTGAACATGACATTGAAGATAGTACGGTAATGTTCGCAACGGATTGCCTAATGGTGGAAAAAGAGGCATATGAAAATTCCTCATTCGATGAACAGATACACGTACCGGATGATTCACTACCAGAAAGTGAATTCCGAAAAGAAGCTACACGTTCATTGGGTGCATGGGATTTCGATTATGAAGGTAGTGCGTTTATTGTCGGTAGTGGCGTGTATGAGGTAGATACCATTCAAGGTAAGACCAAAACGAAAACGCGCGGATTCATTGAATCGAACTTAGGCGATACGTTGAAAGGACTTGCAAAGAAACACAAAGAGGCAATACCATTAGATAATGAACGGCCGTTAACAATGGCGGAAGTGTTGATAAATACAGAACGTGGTAGTGTGTCGGAATTCGTGGAAAACTCCAAGAAACTAAAACCCGACTTTGACGACAAGCGTAACTGGAATCGGGAAAATCCAAATTTCCACGACTTGCTAAACGACAAAGAGTATAGTAAACCGATAGACTTGCAAGAGCAAAAAGAAGAAATGATACAAGAACAAATGGATATCAATGAAAAGATGATAGGCGATGCAACACCGAACGGAAACGAAACGGTTGTGGTAAAAGATGATTAATTCAACATTAGAACTTGTCGTTGTTTGTTGGGGAATTGTGCTAATAACCTGTTGGGGATACTTAGGACTAAGAGGTATGTTCAACGTATGAGTAAATTCGAACCGACTTACGCAAAAGGTGAACAGATTAAGAATGTGCAATACAGTGAAATGTACCGAATTATCGATATGGAATATAGTAAACGTATGTGCGATATAGTGTATAAAATCCAGCATTGTAGAAACAAGTTCGATATGACAACAATACCAGAAACCATGATAGAACGGAATATTGAGAAAGGCAACTATGAGGTAGTAGTCTAACAATGTGGCAATATGAATTACCATGTGGGCATAGAAGTTACCGCAAACGTTCATCGATGGATAAACACGGCAACGATGCAATATCAAGACAAAACCAAGACAAGCGTTTCGTATGCCGAACTTGCGGTAAAGAATATGATTACGTTATTGATTTAAAAACTAATCGGGAAGTGAAAGCATGAAGCCCCCACCAAGCATTATTTAATGAAAAAGGTAACAATACTGATACTTAAAGCAAGTTTAGCGCCCCTGTATATGGCAACTTGCTTGAAAAATCCTGCATAAAGCGACTAAATGAGACAAAACACAATACCATGACTGAATTCAGAAAGCGATACAACCAAGAATCAAAGCGACTAATGAACGATGCGATAGAAACGAACAATGCCACAATTCACGTTCTGGTATTGCAAGCGTTTACTATGCCGCACTTTGCCGCACTTGCGACAGATGCATATGGGTACGAATTGATTACGATTGCACTATTCCTGATTGCGGTGCTAAACACTATTCCGGCAACTTACGTTCTGATTTCGCTTAGTTCGATAGTGGCGGATAGATTGAAGAAATCGGAACAAACGAAAATAGGAGATTACTAAAATGACTCTAAGAGAAAGCGATGCAACAATACTAAAGAAGGATAGATTTTACAATGTCGGTAGTCTTTGCGCGGATTGCCAGAAATCCCTACACGGTGATGACGTAATTAGGTGTATCGTTGAATATTTCGATAGGGATGGATACATAGTTGAACCGTTCAATCTATGCGAAAGTTGCGTTAGGAGGATAGAAGAATGACGGCATTTACAGATGCATTATTGGGAATAGGTTTTCTGGTAATACTGGTTGTTAGCTTAGTTACCGGAACTTTCCCATTTCATCAATCAGATGAACAAGAGACTATAACGCAACAAGAAGTAAAAGAATCCTACACGGTTGTTAACGATTCGATAAATTGCAATACAATAATTCAAATCGATGATGAACGTGTAGAATTAGCGGTAACGTTCCTACGGCCGAATATTCAGGATGAACTATTTAAGATGAATGAGCAATATGCCAAGTTGAATAAATACACTCCAAACGGTACGGTTGTGGCAATCGATGTATGGTCTAAGAAAAATAACAAGGTTCTATACCGTGATATGTTTACGGTTAGGTGTTAACAATGAAAATAGCACACGTATTTACAGGTAGTTGTGTAGAAAGTGAAGTATTGTCCGAATACGGTGAAGTCTATGCTTTCGGCATAGAACCACGCAAGCATGATTGTATGCAGAACGTGAAGGAATACATACAATGCGATTTGCGCAACGGATTGCCTACCGATATCGTATTCGACTTTATGCTATTACATCCGCCGTGTAAGAAGTTTTCAAAGGCAAACAACACAAACCCCAAGGAATACGAAAACCTCATTCCTACGGCAAAAGAGATAGCTGAAAACCACGCTAAGAACTACGCCATTGAAAATGTGCGAAATAGTCCTATCGGGTTTTCGCCGGACCTTAGACTGTCCGGCGATATGTTCGATATTCCGCTAAAATATGAACGTGTATTTTGGACAAATTACGATATCGAACAACCAGAGATAGCTAATCAAAATGCATATGAGAATACAGTAACGCAAATCAACAAGCAACAAGCCCTTTCCATCAAATCGTATTCTAACGACTATCACGTACACTCAATAGTGCGCAATAGTCTACCAAGTGCATACGTACATTACTTGATGGAACCGCTTAGAAATCGATTTGAGACAATTCAGCATTAGACTGAATTATGCAGGGGGTATCTGATTGTAAAGCCCCTACCCCTTGCGGCAACAGAATAGGCACGCAAGTAGGTACGTTACACGACATTAAACGTTTGTAAGAAAGTACAATGTTAAACATGACAAAGGCGGAAGAAAGACAAGCAAAGGCAATAGTAGCTAAAACAATCGGTATTGTAATTGGTATAATTGTATTCCATAATGTCGCTTGTTATATTGCTGGCACAAATTGCGGAACATCATTAGTCTACTTATTGTAAATATGTCCGATAGACCAATTATGTGTGCAAGGTGCGAAATGCTATATGGTAGGCCAGTATGCAAAGATTGCATTGAAGCAAATAAGCGAAAAGGTTAATAAGAAGTAGGTATTGTAACTAAGTGCAATGGCACATTGTTGCTACAAACCTACCCGAATGACGAAAAAGCAAATCAGTGAACAAGACCTTGAAGGTATCACGTATGAGTTAGTCACTCTTTGCACTAATTGCGGTACGGTGCATCAACGACGAAAAGCGGAACAACACACGTACTAACAATGAGTAACAATGATTTAATTTGTCGGCAATGCGGTGCTACTGCATCTTACGCGGATGCCACAATATTCGATGCAGAACGTACCTGTAAGAACAATACGAAACACGTTTGGGAAGAACAATGAAGGTTAACCTCAATCACCGGAAACACGGAAGTATCACGCACATGAACGTTACGCGCTTCGAAGTAACTACGGACCATTACGAAATCGAACAACCGAAGGGTGTTACGAAACATCTGAAATGTAACATTTCGGGTTTCAAAGTCGAAGAATAGACAAAAAATTTTAGCGATACAATAGCGGTAGTATTGTACGTAACCCATACCTTTACATTACTTGCGCTATTGTATGGTATGGGGATACACCCAACCGTAACCTTTATACCGTATTGTTTATTTTCGTTCTATGTGCAATGGGTCTTGTTGTGGTAGAAATCGCTTAGAAACGGAATGTGCGGCTTTGAGAGGGTTTGCATTATTTGCCGTATTGTGCTATCGTATCAGTTTACTTCCAGGTCCATGTAGAATCATTATAGTTCCTTTGTAGGTACTGGCAGTTTTCGAGAAAGGCGCGTAGCTTTCAGTAAGTTGACGTACCGTGTAGAATCATTATATACAGAAATTCGCATAAGTTTCTGGACCATTAAGGTTCATTATATATTTTGACTTACATAAATTATCGAACCATGTAAAACCATTATATTTAGAAATTTACATAACTCGTGATTATGAATATGAGCGTCAGTAATTCGTGCGGTAGAGACTCTGTACTGCCTGTTAACGACATTCTCAAACCCCTGAAAACAGGCGGTACAGGCGCTCTACCCTTCGACGACGCCTATTCATCA